CCTCCGATGGTTACCTTAGTCTTGGCTGAAAAACTTTCATTCTTCGCCTTTAATCCGTCCAGCTCAATAGAGCCGACCTTGATACTATCAGGTATCGCACCGGAAGTACTACCACTAGAACCTGTTAAACTTCCATTTGCAGCGAAAAACATCGCTAATTCTATCTGTGCCTCATTTATTTCAATGGGAGTTTCCGCTGATATTGTAACTACAGCACCCAATCTAGGGTCATAGTAATCCGCATTACGAGGCCATGCTAATACTTGGGCATCACTGGCAGCTTCTCCAACCCAAACAAGGGTATCTAAGAAGTCAGTAGCACTCACTAACAACTGTTCCTTCTCTTCCTCAAAGAGGTTTACAAAGTCTTCAGTACCATCGCGCTCTACGGCATAAGTCTCAGACTCCGCCGCAGTAACGTAACTATTAGTTCCTACTACTAATGCCATGATTTAACCTTAAGCATGGAGAATTGGAAGAATTCCGAGATTTAAATATCCCATATCTGCCCGATCCCAAGATGCTGCTTGATCGTAACCGCCAGTACCTGACTTAGCTACAAAGGCATTCTCTGCACCACCCCAATCATAGCCCATTGGATGCAGTACATAGCCCCAACGATACCAGATATCAGTAGTACCACCACCCATGTAGGCAGCAGCAGCACGATCAACTTCGACAGGCATTGGAACATCCAAAGCTTTCATGGTCAAAGAGTTCGGCTTGATGAGGAAGGTAGTCTTAACAGACTGTGCATTAGCGTTAGAACCTGCATTCAAGTCTACAGTAGCAGAACGAGACTGGAGAATGCGGAACTTACCATTGAAAATGGTCTGGAAAACCAGGTTACCTTCAGTGATTACAGTTTCATCTACCAGATTAGCAGTACGCAAATCAGCCATAAGACTAGGATCAGTCAGCAAGTAGTAGTAGGGTGCTTCGTAATCTTTCCACGCCATGCCTAGAGCACGGAAGAGACGTTCACCTTTAGCAGCACCATTAGCAGTAGAATCAATAAGCTTGCGCTCATCTCCTGAACCAGTGGCAGCAGCACCAAACTCACCCAGTGCATTGATGTCAACATAGAAGCCAGTAGAAGCGCCATCAGCATCAGTACTAAAGCTAATGAGACCACCACCACGACTTTCTTCGTAGGCAGCAATACCGTTCAAACACTCCAGGATAGAATTATGCTCATCCTGAGCTTTCGTCTCACCAAAATCCCTACCGATCTTAGCCAGGCCATCTTCTTGAGAGATGATGGATTGTACATTAACCTGACGAGCACCGTGGGTACGGACAGTTTTAATATACTTGGCGAAAGCGGAAGTAATCTCAGTTGTAACACCGTCTGTAGCAGTGGCGGTAGTAGCAACGTTAATTACGGGAGATAGTGTTTTGTACCAGCGCAACTGTCCGAGGAAGTCTTCAACGTTGGTGTTAATAGATGCATCAGCACCAACGATTGCAGTACCTGACAGTTTACGAGCGTTGGTATATGCTTCGTGAGAATAAGCACCAACTGCACGCTGAACCAGAAATTGCATTTCATACGGATTTACGCCCGCTGTAAATGATGTAAGAGCCATTACTCGTTACTCCGTTTTAAATGTATGAGGCTGCCATCTGTTCAGACAATGTTCCACCACCCAGATGCCCATCACGAATAGCTACCATCATCTCTTCACCAGTCCACTCTGAAGTGGGCTTCTTAAGAAATTCAGGTTTACTACCAGTAGGAGGCGGAGTGCCAGAAGTCATTGTACTAGATCCAGATGAATTCTTGGGTTTGAATAAGAATATCTTATCGTCATCTTTAGCGTAATGTTCTACAAAGTCTTTGATTGGGACACCAGATTTATGCTTCCAAACTCCATCTTCACCTTGTACTAACTGGTTAGTGATTTCGTTGACAGCCATTGCTTTGGCGCTTTCGTTACGGAAGTCGAGAGTCATCGTAGCATCAGATACAATCCGATCTCGGGTTAATGACGTATTTTCAGATCTAAGAGCATCTAGTTGTCCCTGCATAGCAGACACTTTAAGATTAGCAGCTTCTAAATCTTTCCCATCGTCTTCCAAACGTTTAATTTCGGCTTGCTTTGCTTCTTCTTCAGCTTTAGAAGCTCTGGTTGCCAGTACATCCCTTTCTTTGTAAAGATTACCTAATTTCTCCTTGATAGGAGCCAATTGTTCTTCGACCATCTTGGTCGCCATATCGGAGATGAGTTTTTGGGTCTCAGCATCATTATCACTTGCAGCTGTTGCAACAATATCCTCCACAGGAGCGATAGGGTTACCCTCATCATCTACTTCAGGTAAATTGGTATCTTGATCAGACATTTCTTTCTCCAATATAAAATTAACTTAAGTTACAAACCTAAGTAGCGAGCACAACTCGACTGTTGATGATTATAAACAACTTTTTATACAAAAGCACGTTTTGAGATATAATAGCATTAGAAAGGAATTTTCTATGGTTATTTTTGAAGGTATGGGAGAGAAATTATGAAGGTATTAGCTGAGATGTTGTTAATCATGGCAGGTGTTGTTTCAATGGCATTTGGTGCCTTTTGGTTAATGGAAGAGAGACATGCTCAGAAGGAAGAGCTTCTAGAGTTAAAGGCTGAGGCGTTGATCACGGAGTATGAATTAAGAGCAGATATGTTAGATGATCAAATAGAGGAGGGGAATAAGGTGAGGGTTTATTATCAGGATAAAGATGAATATGATACTTTGGATAGAGCTGATGAGAAGAGGTTTAAGTACATAGAGGAGCAATTAGAGAGGAGATATGAGGAGCAGGCTGTGATGCAGGATAGGCTGTATGACCTTAAGAAATAAAGGTCTCACCTAGATTAACATGTTATAATTTTTTATACCTCTATAGAATATAGAGATCCTTTTAAAATTATTAATACTCAGGAGTATTTAAGATAGCTAGAGCAGAAGATGGTGTAACAGATCTGGGAGTACTGCTGCTGGTAAGGGTTTGAAAGTTACTTTGATTGGATATCGTACTTAAGAGTAATTGATCAAGTAAACGACTAGGGATAGCTCCCGAAGATTCGCCTCAGACGGGCTGTCGTTTACTCTCAAATTCTGAGCTGCTTCTGAGGGGCTGTCGTGAATTATCAAAGAATCTACAACCAATTTATTGTTAATCGAAGGGCTATGGAAAGTAGCCTTAAAGGTTATAGTGAACGGCATCATGTTGTTCCTAAGTGCCTTGGGGGAGGGGATGATGAGGAGAATTTGGTTTATTTGAGTGGTGGGGATCATTTGTTTGCTCATTTACTTTTGGGGCGGATTTATGGTGGGAAGTTGTGGATTGCATACTTCCTTATGAGCAATACAAGACGAAAGAAAGGTATTGGCAAGAGGGGTCGTGCGCTATATTCAAAAGCACGAGAAGAAGCCTCGAAAAGTATGAGTGAGCTTGCGATTGCGGATGGCTGGTTCAAAGGAGAAAAGAATCCGATGCTTGGTCGATTTGGTGCAGACCATCCAGGATTTGGCCGGAGCCCTTCTGCTGAAGAAAGGGAGAAAGCATCTCAACGCTTCTTAAAAAGAATAGCAGAAGAGGGACATCCGATGTTAGGTAGGTTTGGAGAAAAGAACCACTTGTCCCGAGCAGTACTGCAAATAGATCCTAAAACGGCAAAAGTGGTAAAGACACATGGCTCTTTAAGAGAAGCTGCAAGAAACATGGGGTTGAAATCACATAGGGGAATAAGTGCTGTCTTAAACGGATTCGATGGCAAAGATAGGAGATTAACTGCCGGTGGTTATAAATGGGAATATGTAGAAAAAGCCTTATAAATCAAGGACTATGGGCCGACGCCGTAGAAGTCGAACCCTTCTTCAAGAGGAGCTAGTACTTCTTCCTTAGAAAGTTGCTCTACTTTCGGTACAATAATCCCTTCTCTCTTAGCTTTTTCTAAGAGCCTGTCATAAGATTCTTGAGTCAATCCTTCTTTCCTCATGACCTCTAATGTCTCTAATAATACATTCCTATCTAGAGTATCAGCATAAATCTTTCTCAATGCTGCCTTTGATTTAGTTGCATCAGATAAATTTACAAACCATTCATCATGGACTGTAGCTGTAGGTACTTTATTTTTACGCCCCCATAAGTGAAACATCCTGACTATAGAACCATCTTGAGAGTGGTTAAAATTTACTCCAGCGCCAGTCCTAGCATCAATGACACTCGCTTTTCCCTTAAGCTTAGCATCTTCTGCAACACCCCTATAAACATTCTTAACTCGCCTCCCTGTATTTGGATCAATCCAATTGATATGTTCTTCCAACACAGGGCGATATCTCTGCCTCATGACTTTACCATCAAAAGTAACTGTCGGTATATCTGTCTTCCTAGACTCCAAGAGAAAGGTCTGTGCCAAATCTTTCCACCAAGCAATGTATACCTGTGTGATAGGTACTCTTCTAGCTAAGGCCTCAGACATGATTCCAGCTACTACTTTAAACTCTTCAGGGCCTACAAGTCCAGCATGAGTACTCGACATCCTATCGACAAATTCTTCTACAGCAGGGTGTATATCTCTGGCACCAGAACGCAATTTACTTCCTATAGGTGCATCATTGTCAATGACATCATTTAATTCCTTTTTTATTAGGTTCAGTTCTTGTACTACAGCATCAGCACCTATCCTAGAAGCTTCTTTTATCTTTTCGTTTATAGCTTTATTCATCTCTAACTGTGAAAAAGCTTCTTTAGGAGTTGCTGCTATCCTTCTACGTGTGACTACTACATAATCCTTCTTAACCAATGTTTTGGCAAACCAGCCTGCAAAAGTAGCTGATTGTGTAGCAGGGCCAGCGCCATAAAATGCAGTCATCTGTGCATATTTTGCCCCTTTACCAAGATCTTCCCAAGTCAAATCAGAAGGCAATCTTCCTAACGCTTTAAATCTAGGGTCAGAGATAGTATCCTGAGCAACAATATCATAAAGTCTGTTTTTCTGGGTAGTCGCTATCACATTGCTTTCTAATGCTAGCGCTTTGTTGCGTGTTGTCAAGGCTATTGTCTGTGCTCCAGAAGCTGATGCATCAATACCTACTGGCAGTTGTGTTTCAAAAGTAGCAAGTCTGGATAGATCATTAAAATCTCCACCAGCATGGTCGTACATCCTGGCATACTCTAAGGCAAACCTTAATAGTCTAGGGTGCTCATCTGCATCTATCCCCTGCACCAGAGGATGCGATAATACCTTTCTTATATGGCTACTACGCTGTGTATTGCTTTGCAAATGTCTGCCTAACTCCAACAATTGCGGGCCATTGCGTTTGAATATGGCAAACCGGCCTCTATTAGTCAATGCTTCTCCAGCAGGCCCTAGCAAAGAACCCACTTGTTCTTGGAAGGCTAAGAAACCATCTACTCCCATTTTTCCAGGTTTAGCAGAATTTAAAAAAGGCCTTACAAGCTCTCCCGCTGTAGGGCTCAAATACCCCTTACCATAAATCCTTCCTCTGCTGTCAATCTGGTGGGGAACTTTAAAAGTACCTCCACGGTCTCTATGCCATTTAACAGTTTGCATCATCCCTAAACCCATATCCCCACGTTGGAGAATGATCTTTCTCACTCCATTCAAATCATCATATTTCTTTACATTTCCTCTATCATCTCTGAATCTAACCAGATCAAGCATAAAGCTTGAAAAAGTATTATCTACCTCCCACTCGGTAGCATTCGCCCAATTTATTTCATTTACTAGATCCCTGTCCATCTGGATGGTATCATAGTAGACATTAGCGCGTCTCGTAACTACTCTATCGTTGGTTTTTCTACCTCCTCTCGTCACATATTTTTTAGTATCGACATCTATGACTAATTCATCACTCTTTTTAGTAATGCCTATACGCTTTGCAACATACATCCTTCTATTTGCAATTTGTAATTCTCTAAGATCTTTGTCTCTAATCAATACTTCTCTACTTACAGTATCCCTCCAAGAACCATCGGGCCTCCCTGTCTCAAGATCAGTAACAGCCCGCCTAGTAACTCCCCTAGGAGTGACACGAATCATTTTACGCTCTTCCATCATTCTCAAAAGACGAGATCCA